AAGTTGAATCTAAAGTTGAATCTAAAGCATTTACTGAAGATCAAGTAGAAGCAATAGTTCAAAGAAGATTAGACAGATATAAAAAGAATGTATCTACTAAACTTGATGGACTAGATATAGATGAAGCAAAAAAACTTTTAGAAGAAAAGAAACAGAAGGAACAAGAACTCGCTTTACAAAGAGGCGAATTTGATAAGGTGTTGAAAGATACTGTATTAAAGAAGGATACTAAAATATCTGCTTTGGAATCTGAGTTACAGAAGATTAGAATTGACGAAACATTAGTTAATACTGCTTCTCAACTTAAAGCGATTAATCCTAATGAAGTGAAAGCTTTGTTAAGAAGTTCTTTAAAGTTAAATGACTCAGGTAGTGTTGAGGTAGTTTCTGAAACAGGAACTCCAAGATACAATGAAAAAGGCGATATAATGAGTGTGAACGAATTAGTTGCTGAGTATCTAAACAACAATCCACATCATGTGGTTGCTACTCCAAGTGGTAGCGGTTCACAAAGTGGTATTGGTGGCAATACACTCAAGCCTTTTAATATAAAAGATTTGGATTTAAATAAAGCAGAAGATCGTAAGGTTTATGCAGAATTTAAAAAGCAAAGAGAGAGTGGTGGGTTGAAGGCAAACTTAATAATTAACAACTAACCATAAGGAAATATAATAACATGTCAGACGAAACAACCAGTTCTACACTAGCAGAACTATACACAAACGTAATACAAGAAGCGATCTTCAATTTTCAAGAAACTTCAGTAATGCGTCCGCTAGTAACAACATACAATATAACAGGACAAGGTAAAACTGTTCAAGTTCCAGTATATCCATCTATCTCTGCTTCAGCAGTTGCAGAAGGAACTGATCTTACCAATACAGCAATTACCCCTACAGAAACTTCAATTACAGCGAGTGAGATCGGTGTGATGACTACACTTACAGATTTGGGGAGAGACTCTGCTCAAAGAAATGTAGCTTCTGATATTGGTAAATTATTTGGAGATGGTTTAGCTAAAAAAGTTGATTCTGATTTAGCGGCTTTATTCAGTTCATTTACTGCGGCACTTGGTGCGGCGGCAACTGAATTAACTCCTGAACTTTTATTCCAAGCACAAGCAACTTTAAGAGCATTGAATGTACCAGCACCTTATTATGGTGTGTTCAACCCTAAAGCTGTTTTCAACTTGAAGAAAGTTTTAACTAATGCTGGATATAGCACAGGTTCAAATGCAGTTTCTGATAAAGGAAACCAAGCATTGAATGATGGCTTCGTTGGAAGAATAGCTGGAATTGATGTATTTGAAAATGCAAACATAGCTATTGATGCAGATGATGATTCAGTTGGTGCAGTATTCCACCCAGCATCAATCGGTCTAGCAATGAAATCTGACCTAAAAATTGAAACACAAAGAGATGCTTCAATTAGAGGAACAGAGATCGTAGCTTCTATGACAGTCGGTTCAGCGATTGTTAAGAATGACTTTGGTGTTAAAATCACTGTAGACTCTGCATTTTAATTAATGCTAATAATGGTGGGGAGTAAAATCCCCACCTTTTAATAAGGAATTCAAATGGCAAATTTTAGTACAGACACAGATTTACAATTTTACCAACCTGATATTTTAGAGTTTGGTATTACAAGTTTTACTTCTCCTAACGACTACCACGCACAAGCAAGAGAAGATATTGAAAGAGATTTAAGAGATAAATGGTGGGGTATCTATCAGAATAACATTACAAGAGATATTGCACACTTAGGTTCTATTGAGATGGACGGAACATTATTAACAGACGCACAATGGAAAAGATGTTCTGTATTTAAAGTTATAGGCTTCTATGCAACTCCACAATTAACAAAGTTTAATAGTGATGATAACAAAGACAGATTCCAAGTAATGTTAGACTACTACCAACAAGCATATCATGCTGAGTTTGGTGCAGTATTAAGAGATGGTGTTGAGTATGATGATAATAATGATGGCACTGTAACTACTGCTGAGAAAGAACCTTACGAAAGACTAAGACTTATCCGATGAAGATTACACCTAAGATTGATGATCGTAGGTTAAGAAAAAAATTAGATCAGCAAATAAGAGATAATCCTAGACAAATACAGAAAGCTTTAGGCAGAACTGCTGAATTCTTAATGGGTTTAATTAAGCAAAGAACTCAAAGAGGTAAAGACGCAGACGGAAGAAGCTTTAAACCTTACACACCTGAGTATAAAGCATTTAGGCGAGAAAAAGGCAGACAAGCAAGTTTTCCTGACCTTAATTTTAAAGGCAATATGTTATCTAACATGACTCAAAAATCTACACCTAAACAAGCTATATTATTCTTTGCTAGTAAAGCACAAAACATTAAAGCAGTAGCCAATCAAAAGAAAAGAACTTTTTTTGCAGTTGGAGATAAAGAAAGCAAGACTTTAATTAATTTCTTTGCTAAAGAGTTTAAAAAGGTTTCTAAATTAATATGAGCATAAGAGAAAACATAGCTGAAAATATTATAACTGTATTGAGTGCAGTATCATCTCCTATTACTTTAAAGAAAGTAACTAGAGAACCATTTGATGTGGACGAACTTTCAGAACAACAATATCCAGCAGTATTTGTTCAATCAGGTAATGAAACAAGAACAGATGAAACTATGACCTCAACAAGTGTTACAAGACAAGGAGTTGCAGACTTTGTTATTGTAGGATTTGTAAAAGGAACAGACACCAATATTGACACAAAAAGAAATCAACTAATTTCAACGATTGAAACTGCACTAGAATCTGATAGAACACGAGGTGGGTACGCAAAGATAACTCAAGTCGTGGAAGTTTCTACAGACGAAGGTACTTTGTTTCCTATCGGTGGAATACGAGTAGTAGTAAGGGTCATGTACACTTACACTGCTGGTACACCTTAACAACTAACAACGGAGAACAAACATGGCAACTCACACAGGAAGTGAAGGAACTATCAAGGTTGGCTCAGATACTTTGGGCGAACTAAGATCATTTTCTTTAGAAACTACTGCTGAAACTATTGAAGATACTTCAATGGGAGATTCAAGCAGAACATACAAAGTTGGACTGAAAGCATTTTCTGGTACAGCTTCTGTATTTTGGGACGAAGCAGACACAGGACAAGTAGCTTTAGTAGTTGGTACTGAAGTAACCCTAAATCTATATCCTGAAGGTGCAACCACTGGAGATAAATACTTCACAGGTAGTGCAATTTTAATTGGTAAAACTGTTAGTTCATCTTTTGATGGCATGGTTGAGTCAGAAATTTCATTTACTGGAACTGGTGCATTAACAGAAGCAACAGCAACTTAATAGATAAGGAGAAGGTAAGAACATGAGTGTAATAGATAGAGTTAAAGAACATTTTGAATCACAAGGGGTTAAGAAAATTAATGTTGCCGAGTGGGGCGAGGAAGGACAACCTTTAGTGATTTATTGCAGTCCATTTACATTGGGCGAAAAAAGAAATCTATTTAAAGGTGCTAAGTCAGATGATTTAGGAGTTTTAGTAGATGCTATAATGTTAAAAGCTAGAGATAAAGATGGAAATAAAATCTTTAAACTAGACGATAAACATACTTTGCTTAACAAAGCTGACCCTGATGTTATTGCTAATGTAGCAACAGAAATGTTAAACACAACTTCATTAGAGGAAGCCGAAAAAAAGTAAGATACGATCAAGAGTTGTTTTCCATACTTACTCTTGGGGAAAGATTAAAAAAAAGTATGGTAGAGGTGTTGGCTATGACAGAAGAAGAATTCTTTTACTGGATAGCTTATTTTAAAGTGAAGGCAGACAAGGAAAAGTTACATGGCACAAGAACGAGTCCAAATCCGCCTGGACGCAGTAGATAATACTAAAAGGGCTTTTAAAAGTTTAAATAAAAATACTGATAAAGTTAAAAAAGCTTTGTTCAGTTTAAAAGGAATATTAGTAGGGATCGGTGCTGGAATTGCTCTTAAAAGTGTTATTGATGTAACTTCAAGATTTGAAGATTTAAGAGATTCTTTATCTGCTGTATCAGGTTCTGCTGAAAAAGGTGCTAAAGCTTTTGCGTTTATACAAGACTTTGCTTTGCGATCTCAATTTAGTGTTGAGGATTTAACCACTTCTTTTATTACATTAAAAGCTTCAGGAATAAAACCTACTGAAAAATTATTAAGAGTATTTACAGACACTGCCTCAGTTACTACAGATCAATTAGGAACTTTAGAAGCATTAACAAGAGTATTTTCTCGTGGTGTTCAGGGTGGGTTGGGTCTTGAAGAATTAAACCAAATTGCTGATAGAGGTGTTCCAGTATTTAGATTGTTAAAAGAAGAACTAGGTATAGGTCGTTTGGAAATAGCTAAATATGGTCAAACAACAGAAGGTGCAAGAAAAATACTAGATGCTTTAGAAAAAACATTAGGAACTGCATTTAAGGGTGCAACTGCACAAAAACTTGATAATTTATCTACTTCTGGTTCAAACTTAGGAATAGCTTTTAGAAATTTTCAAGATGTTATAGGACAATCAGGATTAGGAAAAGGAGTTACAGCTTTATATGATTCTTTAAGCAAACTTTTAGTAGCATTAGTTCCTGTAGGAAATGTATTAGGATTTATTACTGGGGTTATAGGAAAAGGATTATCATTAGCAGTAGAAGCTATAGTTATTCAATTAAAATTTTGGATTAAACTATTTAAAGAACTTGGACAAATAATATTTGCTTTGATTAAAATGGCATTAAAACCATTTGAAGGAATTATACTTAAAATTAAAAAAGCTTTTATAGTTTTAAGAGATAGTATTAAAACTATTGTAGAAAAAACATTTGTTAAATTACAAGAAGGAATACAATTAATTATTAATAAATATCAAGAATTAAAAGAATTGTTAGGAATAGTTCCTGACACTGTAGCAATTACAGTTGTAAAAGAACAAATTGATGAATTAGCCAAAGCAATAGAAGAATATAAAAAAGCATTTGAAGCATCTTTTGGTGGACAGGTATTAATTCAAGCACAAGCATCATTAGATAAAATGAAATCTACTTTTGAAAATATAAATCAGATACTTGCTAAGACTGCTATTGATGGAATAGGTGCTTTATCTAAAGGAATTGCAGAATCTATTATATTAGGAAAATCTTTAGGAGATAGTTTTAGACAATTTGTTCAACAAGCCATTGTTAATGCTCTAGCTTCTTTAATCCAATTTTATGCAACTAAATTATTAATTTATGCTATTGAAAAATTATTTGGCATTGAAATACCTAAACAAGTTGATTTAGAAAAAAGAAAATTAGATGTTTTAAGAAAACAAACATCAGAACTTAAAAAACAAGCTATTCTTCAATTAATTATTACTGCACTTGGTGGTGGCGGTGGTGGTTTTAGTTTTGGTGCAGAGGGTGGTGGAGTTAAAAAAGAAAATAGAGCAAATGGCGGAAGCACTAGAGGTATGAACCCTTACATAGTTGGAGAAAGAGGAAGAGA